ATTAAGCGACCGCAACTCCGCGCGCAACTGCGCATCCGATTCGCGCGGCGTGTATTCAATGCCGTTCGATGCCCGTGCCGTGCCGCGCATAAAATCAACGCCAGTTGCAAAGCGGTCCTCGTTAACGGTTATGATAGCCGCAGCAAGAACCTCAACCGCATCTGTCAGCCCCGCAAATGCCGGGGAAAGCATAATCAGCCCTGCCGCCAAGTCGCTGTTGCCTGCAATTTGCGCGCTGTCGACAAGATCACGAAACGCTGCCCGGTCCTGTGGAATTGCGCTTACTCCCAATGCGGCCAAAGAAGCCGCAAGCCGTGACGTTGCATCAGCCCGCTTTTCCTCGCCGCTATAGAACGCGTCATAATAAGCCGCCGTTGATGCCGCGAAATTATCCAGCGAACCAAACAGGCTTGCGAAGGTATCCGCCGCTGCTGCCCCTGCCAATGAAACGTCATATGCTGAAAAGCCCAGACTTTGGAACACGTCATTCACAACGCTAAGCGATTGCGCCAGACGCGATATAGCCGCCATTGCGCCCTCGCCGTCCTTTTGCAACGCCTGCAATCCGGGGATCATGCCCGCAAAGGCATCGCCCAGCCCTACAAACGCGTCCATCACGGCCTTTTGCGCCGCCTCATCGGACAAGCCCTTAGTCGACACATTGATCGTATGAGCAAAGTCGTCAAAGGTAGATCCGGCAATGCCCAGCAAAGCCGCCGCGTCAACGATGCCGCCCTGAATTTCGCCCACGGCTTTGATCAGCGGGTTTGCGATTTCATCGCTGGCGTTTTGGAAACTGGTTCGCACCTTTTTCGACAAGCCCCAAAACCGCTTGGTTTCAATTGTGCGGAACGTCTGCACCAACGTATCCATGCCATCGACGGTCACGCGCAAGCCCGCGTCAAGTTCCTTGGTTTTCTTTTTGAAGAACGAAAACACCGCGGCAACTGCAAGCAAAGGGAGTGCGATAGCCCCCGCAGCCATTGCAAACCCGCCAAGGCTGGCCGTAGCGCCTCCCAGTGCCGTGCCCACGGCTCCAAACCCACCAGCAAGCCCACCAGATGCCAGACCGCCTAGCACGTTGCCAACGCCGCCCATGAATCCAGCGCCACCCGCTAGCCCTGCCATACCAGACCCACCGCCAATGCTTCCCAAGCTGCCAAGGATGCCACCTGCCCCACCCGTTGCTGCCGAAGCCGCGCCAGCAACGCCAGTTGCCCCGCCTCCGATGCCCAGCGAGATCATGATCTTGTTTTTGACGGCCATGGCGATCATCTGCGAAAGCATTTGCTTGAAGCTGTCCAAGATAGATTTAACAAAGCCGCCAAAGTCTTTCAAACCGCCCGCGATAAAGTCGCCAAATGCGTTGGAAACGCCGTCAATCGCGCTAATCATTGGGCGGTCAAGTTCGTCCTGAAGTTTTTGGGCGGCCACGGCGGCCTGCTCCATTGCCTTTGCTGATTCGTTGGTCGCTTTGCTTGCCTTACCCGCTGCGCCACCAGCGGCTGCTGTTGAAGCTGTCAGCGCCTTGGTCAGCTTTCCATTGATCTCTTGCGCGCTGCTGTTTCGATTAACGGCATCCGTATAATTCTGCAATTCAGCCGCAGCAGCAGCACGCACAGCGCCTTCGCCAGACCCGAACGATGCCGCCAATTCGGCACGTTTGGTAGCGATTAGCCCCTCGGTGCGTGCTTGAATAAGGCTATTGCCCTTTGCTAACGCAGCGTTTTGAACCTCTAAGCCAAGAGCGGAAACGTTCAGATTTGCAGTCGCGCCCATTACAGCAGAAATTGCATTTGCAGCAGCCGCAAGGTTTCCCGCAAGCCGCGCCGCTTCATTTGCCGCGCTGCCGATATTGCCCGAAGCGCCGGATGCCGAGTTTTGCAGGTCAAAACCCGCCTGTGCAGCAGCCATTATTTCAAGTTTTAGGGTTTCTGAAACTTCCAGAGATTGCAATTGCGCATCAAGCACGGCCAACTCTGCGCGCTGCCTAGCCTCTGCTACCTGTACGCTGTCAGTTCCATAAGCCAATTCCAAACGCGCTATTTCATTTTGCTGTTGAAGGTTTGCCAGTATCTCTTGACCTGTTGCAAGCGCGGCGTTGCTTTCATTGCGAGACAGCGCCGCAAGTTCATATTGCTTTTTAGCTTCGTCTGTCACGCCGCCCGCTGCCACAAGTATGCCGTCAAGAAACTCCTTGATTTCAGCGCTGGCTTCCGCAGATGATTGGGTGCTTTGGTTAAACAATGCCGCGCTGCCAGCCGCATCAGCATATCCTTTAGCTGTGGCTTCCGCGTCCAGCCGAACGCCGGTTGAGGATGGCCGAACGCTCAATAGCGCAATGCCCAATGCGGTCGCTGCACCAACGGCCAGCCCGATAGGTCCGCCCAAGAACGCCAAAGCGCCCCGCAGGACACCGGCTGCAATAGTTGTGAGGGTCATTGCGCCAGACATCAGCGAAAGTCCTGTGATAGCTGCGTATGACGCTGACACCATTGCCGGAATTTGTGTTGCGGCAAGGCTTGCAATTACCATCAAAACGGTATCCAAGTTTTGCCCAACAGTCACAGCAACCGACGCGAACGCCTCCATTGCAGGAACCAATACCGAAAGAAGCGCATTGCCAAATCCTAGAGCAATATCACTGGCCGCCGCTGTCAGCTTGTTTAGCCGCTGGTCTAGGCTGTCTGACATCTTTTGATAAGCCGCGTCTGTAGCGCCCGCTTTGATGCCCATGTCCTCCATGATTTCTGCATATTGGCCACCAGCTTCGCCAGCAAACAAAAGCGCAGCCTTCAAAGCCTCAACCGAACCAAATAGCTGCGCCATTTGTTCAACGTTGCCGCCTGTTTTCTCTGCTACCTCAGCCAAGAAACCGCCAAGCCCTTTGGCTTGCAGACCCGCTGCTGTGAAATTGATCCCCAGCGATTCCGCCAATTTGCTGGCTTCTGCTGTCGGCTTCACAATACCCACAAGAGCGGCGTTGAGGCTCGTGACCGCTGCCGATGTGCTAAGGTTGTTTTTTGTCAAAGCCGATGTTGCAGCCACAACCTCATCAAAACTAATTCCAAGCGCTTTTGCTGTTGGAATAACCCCGCCAAGATTAGCAGACAATTCTGCCACGGTTGTAACGCCCGCCTTCATGCCAACAAATAGCGCGTCAGATACTTCTGTGGCGCTGATTGCGTCCTTGCCATAGCTGTTAATCACGCCGGACAAAATGCCCACGGCAGTTGTCACATCTGTCGCGCCGCCGATTGCAAGGCGGTTTGCCGCATCCAAGGTTGTGTTAGCCTCCGCAATGCTTCCAGCGCCCGCACTGATTGCCTGATAAAACGCTTGGACCTGTGAAGTCGCATCGGTGCCGTAGGCCTTGCCAAGATCACGCGCAGCCGCCGATAGCTGCTCAATTTCTTGCGGGGTTCCGGCAATCAATGTGCTTGTTTCAGCAAGTGCTACGTTGAATGCCCGCGCTTGCGTTAAGGACGCCCCGATAGCTTGAAACGAAACAAAGGCAGCGCCCATTGCCCCAAGCGCCTTTGCAGCGGAAATAGCGGCCCCGCGCATTGTGCCAAAAGCGCGACCAGTCTTATCAACAGCCTTCTCCGCACCCCCTGCCGCTTTGGTAACATCGCCTAGAGCCGCCTGACCTTTTTTAAGATCAGACGAATCCATTTTGGCGACAAGGGATGCAAAATCAGCCATTCATTTCGTCCTTCATTTCGCGCTCAATCGGCGGTATCGAAAATGGGCTTGCGCCCTCTTGCAGCCCGGTCGCATAGGCTTGTGACATGCGCCGCAATAAACTGGCTTCCCAACCGTCAACATCGCCAACGGTCATGCTGATGTAAGCCTGCAAATCAACCCAATCCAAAGCCATTGCCCCGCCCATTGGCGCGGATTTAACAGGCCCGGCTTCCATCAGCATGTGCAAAAGATATGCACCTGCCTCGACTTCCATGAATGGCGGGGCAACCCCCGCGCCAACGTATTGTTCGGCGCGGGTTTCGGCCTTGCGGCCCTTGTCGTTTTCGCCGTGGTCAATTGTAGAGTTTAACCAACCGGCTTGCTTCGCGGCAACGATTAGCCGCGCTTGCCGTTTCCCAAGCGATTCGCCTGTTTACCTGCAAACTCGCCAACCTGCTTTGCAAACGGGTTGTTTGTCATTTCAAAAACGGGCGAGCCGTCCTTGTCCAGCACGTTGTCGCCTTTGTCGTCTGTCTTGATGCCCATTTCAGGGAATGACAAGTCAAGGAACCATTCGGCATCTTCGGCGGTTGCAGGCCGATCCCCGCGCGATACGTTTTCAAATCCAACGATGAATGGCGCGGCGCTTTCACAAAGCTGGTTGTGGACGTCCTCCATCACGCGGGCTTCTTCGTCTTTATCCTTGCCCTTGCGAGACATGGCCGCGCGCTGCTTGTCGCGCATGCGGCCTTGCATGGTCTTGGACGCTGTGCCGCGGACAATGACGCGGCAAGGCTTATCGCCGTCCATCATTGGCTCGCTGGTCCACTGATCAAGGATCTGCATAGGCGAGCCGATTTCAGCCTGTGCGCGGCTGTCGAATTTAGAAAAGTCCATTTGATAATCCTTTGAGTTCTTGAGGTTCAAAGCGGGGGGCGGTAGAACCACCTCCACCCCCCGCCCTATTCAACGTGCCTATTTTACGGGCGCGCTAAATTCTTATGACGGCTGAACATCGTCCACAGTTGGGGCGTTCTGCCGGAAACCTACCGTGAAGCCCTTGAAGGTGGAATTGTCTTTGGGGTTTGGCACAAAGCTGTGCAGGATGCCTTGGGCGTATTGCACAACGTCACCCGTCACGGGGGCGTTATCAGTGCCGGTGCCGGTTACGATCTTAAGCGCACCAACGCCCCCTTGGCTATTTGCCGCCAATTTAATCGCGGCTTGGCCCGCATCAGCAGGCACGTCGCGGAATGTTGCGGTTGTATCCACACCCTGCGCAGCGCCTTTGACCGCGCTGGTGAAGCCGGTTTGCAGGTCGGGAACGTCAATCATCGAGTGACTGACGCCGAGTTGTGGCAGGGTTTGCCCGCCCTTGGCCAGAACCCAAGTCAAGGCTTCAAACCCGGCCTTGTTATTCGTGGCGGGTGCTGCGGTGGAGTGGTAGATGGTATCGCCGATATGGTTAGCCGTCATTTGCTTGATCCTTTCAAGCGTTTAGACCCCTCACGAGGGGCTGTTTTGTTTCGAGTTGAGGGGTCGTTACTTGGCGCGGGTCCAGCCTTGGGCAATCCACTGCGCAATTTCTGTTTCAAACGGGCGGGCAGTTGCGCCAATATCGCCGTTTGATTTGTTGGTGTTGATCAGCAAGATCCGGCGCGGGGTCGCGTCCGGCTTTACGCTGTCGTTTGGTACCCGATGAATATCGCGGTTTCCCATCTCTGCCCTTCCTGGCGACCGGGCTTAACCGAATGGCCATTGATTGTTACGGTTGTAGTATTTGCGGTCAGTCGTGACGCGCGGGGGAAATATCCCGCGATAATTCCCGCCTTTGATTTCGTGACTGCCTCATAAACGCCAAGCGGTGAAACCAGCGTAATGACCAAAAACCCTTGCCGCCGCATAACGTCGCTGGAAAGATCAGCCGGCGCGTTGTCGTTTGGCAGGTGGAAAACTCTGACATGTTCCGCTGTGGGGATTGCCCCACCCTTTTGGGGCCATTGCACGGCATAGCCTAGCGCGGTTGCCATAACCTCGGCGCGGGCCATTAGGGCGCTATGAATGTCTGATTCTGGCGTCATGTGAAACTCAATTCTATGCCGATTTGCGCAACGATGCTTTGAAACTCTTGCACGGTTAAGGCGACCATTCCGTTAGGGGCTTGGCTTGAATGGCCGTTTACGACCTTCGGCCCGTCAGGATATCCGCCCTCTTCTAGCGGCACGGCATATGGCAAGTTGTTGGCAAAGTAGACTATATCGCCTGCGTTTACGCCCAGCGCAATCGCCGCGCCTTTTGCAATCGTCGCCGTGCCCGTCTTGTCATCAAGTTCTAATGTGCCATCTGGCGCGGATCCGATTGCAAGCTGCCAATTGCCGCGAAACCGCCCCGTGTCCACTGGGCTTTTGATGATGATGCGGCTGAATATCTGCAAAGCGATTTGACGGGTTGCCAGATCCAGCTTGTCAGCCGTTTTCTTTTCCCACTTTTTGACTTCATCCGCAAACCCGGCCATTATCGCCGCCCTACCGCGTCATAAAGCGCGGTTTCCCCGCCCGATGCCACCCGGCCCAGCTTGGCGATTGTTAGCGTGCCACGGTCGCAAATGATGATATCCTCCAGCGTGATCTCAATCCCGATTGGCTCAATAATCACTTGAAAGTCGCCCGCCAAAATGTTGGTCCCGTCAACGCGGCGCTCGGCAATCTCAAACACGGCCATCCTTGCGGGAACGGCGGCGGGCTGTGTGCCTGCCGTGCCGCCTGTCGGGTCACTAGGCCCGCCACCCGTGCCTGTAGGCGTCGGCTGCTGGATGCTGCCTGTCTGCACGGCGTCCGGCTGCTTGGCAACTAGCTTGTCAAAAGCGGCAGTGACTTGGGCGCGGATCGTGGTCATTAGCCGCGCCTCATTTTAATAAGGCCTTGCCCGCCGCGAATGTATGCCCGCAACAAACCTTCAACCGCAACAATGCGCGGGGGCGACGTTGGCAGGTTGCTGCCCGCAATCGTGATCGGCCCAACTGTGATGCTTTCCGATGTTGATCCGGTTTCAATCGTTGCGAATGGATCAAGCCCGCCCTGCAAAATGTGCGCCATTTCAAACTGCGCATAAATCACATCAACGGGGATCGTGTCGGGATTGATCGGCCAATCCTCTGCCAGATCGCGCACCAGCCGAGGCCAGTCGCGGGCTTGATATTGGTATTGCTTCAACCCGACAAACAAATACTTTCTGTCAATGTAAGTCGCGCCGCGCCGCAAATTGATTTCATTGGCCGCGTCTGTTGCCGCAAGCGTCCATCCCATGCTGTCGCCATAGGATGCATAAGCCGCCAGCGTGCCATAGCTGTCCGATGCCGTGCCGCCGATTGTGGTATCAAGTGTCATAAAATCCTCCGGCTGATCTTAGTGAGGGGGCAAGTTGCCCTGCCCCCCTGCAAAAATTAGCCCAGCAATGTGGCAACAAAGTTTGGCTTCCAGACCTTCGCGGCGTAGAAGGTCGTGATGTCAAACATCGCCTTGCCATAGCCTTTGTAGACCGCGATCTCGTACACGATCCCAGAGAAGGGGTCTTGCACGGTCAGGCGGTCCACGGCGCTGTCACCGCCCAAAGGTTGGGCAGGCGGACGCACCACCAACTCGGCAGCGGCGCGATGGAACGCGAAGTTGCCAGCGTAGTTCCCGCCAATGGTTACAGCCGCGTCATCTGCGATTGCAGCACGCAAGCCGGGGGCTGCGATGGTGAACGTTCCAGCAGCGCCGGACGCCAGCCCAACTTCAACCACATATTTGTTCACCGCATCACCAGCAAAGGTCACAACGTCGCCAACCTTGATGCCGGTTGCGCCAGCGGTCGCGCCGTTGAACACAATGGCAGTTGCGCCAATGGCAAGTGCACCGTTTACGGTCACGCCGGTAGCGGTGCCTTTGACGTGGCTCACAATGCCGTTGCTTTCCTTCAACATCAAGCCTTGAAGGTTCAGCAACTCACCACGGCGCAACAGGTCTTCACCGCCCGACTCGTTTACTTTTTGCAACTGTGCCAAGTTGCGCAGCTTGGTGCCCGCGTTGGTATTCATGGCAACGGTGGCCTGACCGTCCAGCGGCATACCGTTGTCCACAAGAATCTGACGCAATTCGGCAATGCTGTCGAAGTTGGTTGCGAATGGCGTGGTGCCAGCCGTACCGATAGCCCGCGAGGCGCCCTGCGAGATTGTCAGCGCGGCATAGGCCTCAATCGTGTTGGTAATGCCCCGCATAGCCTGCGCGATTTGATCGCCGTAAACGGTTTCATAGCCTGCGCCGTTGTTGAGGTGCTTGATATCCTCGCCGGTGTAGGGAATTTGCACGTTGGCAACTTTGTCAATCGTGGTCGTTTTGTTATCGACGGTCTGATCGTCACCCTCCGGGATGGTCATCGCCGGGGTGTAGCTGGTGTTGACCGTTGCAGCACGGGTGAACGCCGAGCGCACGGTATCGCCAAAGGCCGCGCGTTCGGTGCCTGCGTTGATGGTCATGGATGGAATAACACCGACAAGTTCGCGGCCAACAATGTCGGCGGCCTTGTAGATGTCTGCGGCGAGGTCGTTAAGTACGTTAGCCATTGGGTATTATCCTTTTGTGGGGGTCAGTCTTTGACTGCGCCGCCAGATTTCGAATGTTCAGCCCGCCCGCTTTGCGACAACCCGTCGAATTGCGCGCGCGTGATAGTGATTTGATTCGGCTTCCCGCCCGTTGATCCGGCTGGCTTCCCGCCGCCGCCCTTGCCTGCATCCCGAACCGCATAGGGTTTGGACGCCGCAAGTTCCTTCGCCAGATCGGCCAAGGTCGCATCTTGGTTGGGGCGATTAGCCTCCACCCAAATAGACCCGTCAGGTTTTACAACCTTCGGGGTTCCATCCTCTGAAAACTGTAAACGGCTCATGGCAAAAGATGCCTCTGAATCAATCGCCTCTGGGATAAACCCGGCTTTTGCCAATTCCGATTTAAGTTCTGATATTGCGTTGCGCTGCATCATCTTGCCAATGCGGGTATCGCGCTCTGTCAGTTTTCCGTCATAATCGGCCCTAACTGCGTCAAGCTTGGCCTGCGCATCATCCGCGCCTTTGCCGCTGCCCTTGGCCTTTTCGGTCAACTCGGCAATCCTGGCGTCCATATCCGCCGGGGTACCATACTTGGCCCATGCCGCTGCGTTGCCGCGCTCTTTGGATAGGGCGGTTTTAAGGCCCGTTACGTCCTCTGGGGCGGCAAGCGCGCCAAGATCGAGGTGGCCATCGGCCACATGCGTTTGAAGCCACGCCGGGAGCGTGGTTGCGTCAGTGATTTCGATTTTCATTGGTTCAGCTTCCCGCTGTTAAGGTTCGCATCCCGCGAACGTAAAAAAACCCCGCAAAAGCAGGGTTTAAGGTCGTGTGGTGTGGTGGGTGGTTAGGGCCGTTTAGAAAGTTCTGTTATTTGCCGCATTGTTTTTTTCCCAAGGCCTGCGATGTGTTTCCACCTAGGCCCAGCAGGGAGATTAGATGCATGTGGCCTAATTTTCATCGGCACTTCCTCCATGCAATACACATTGAACCTTTTGCACGCATCAATGACAAAAGAATCATCGGTATAAGAATTTTCTTCGGATAGAAACCCATTTTTCATAAGGGTGTTTTCTAACCTAGCTGTGATGTGTGTCATATTCCTGCCCTCCAAGGCATCCACTTTGCTAACCGGGCAGGTTGGGTGGAAACCAACTTTTCGGCGTATCCGCCTAGCCCTTGCAAACCTTAAACGCGTTCCCTCAATTCTGCAAGCGTCAATTCCCGCCCGTTTCCGTCCACCAAATCGCGAAACTTGATTTTGCCGTCGCGCCATAGATCAGCCCGGCCTGCTCCAAGGTTGGCGTCCTGGCGCTCCTTGCTTTGACGCGATAACCATCCTTCGAATGTCGTGTCCTCTGCTATCTGCCCGTCCATGCTTGCCCGCGTGGATGCTGGCAAATCAATGTCAAAGCCCAATTCACGCAGCGACTTTAGAACCGGCACGGAAGTCGATCTACATCCCCAATGCAGGTTTCCAGGTCCACCGCCCCATGGCAGGCTGTGGTCAATTGGCTCGTGGCCCTCGACTGTGTATGTCAGCCCGTCGCGCGTGGCGCACTCAATTGTCGTGCGCAGGTCGATGGTCGAAACCCATTGCAGCGCCTTGACCAAATCCTGATTAGCCTCATAAAGCGATTGCCGCGACTTTTGCGATACGGCTTGCGTTGCCGACCGTACTAGGCTTTCCGCGTTGCGCCGTGAAACCTCCATAAATCCTTGCACGGGTTCGCCGCCCTGCATCCCGCCCCTAATGCGCCGGATCAAGCTGGCGTTTGTTTCGCCCTCAGCAATGCCCAGCCGCATAGTGTCTGTAAAACGTTGCAGCGTATCGCCAGCCTGCCGTGACAGCCAATCCGACACTGGCGCGCCTTGGATCAGCACCCCGTCAACAATCGCCGCTAGCTGACCGCGTGTCACGCTGGTTGTGATCAGTTCGGCTCCCACCGCCCGGTTGATGGATGCCCTCGCAAAGTTCGTTTCAATGTCTGCGAGTTCGCGCAACTCGCCCACAAGGCGCGTTGATTCCGCCCGGTATGCGTTGCGGATGGTTTCGCGGGTTTGCGCCAGCAGCTTTTCCAGCCGTGCCGCCTGCCGTGTTGGTGCCGCTATGCC